GCCATTGATCCCCATGCCATACCTACTGTTTGAGGATTGTACAAAAACTTAAACCCATACATCTGTGAATCAAATTGTCCAAGAGTATCTTTGGCGTTAACGCTAGTGTCATAATTTGCAAGAAAGTATTTGTCCATTTGAATAGTTCCACGTCCACCTTGACCTGACCAGGCTCTACGTGCATCGCTGTAGTTTCCTGCATCAACAAAAAACCCATTGGCTTGTAGTTCTTTAGCCTGCATACTGTCTAGACTAAAATATGAACTAGAAATCATAGGGGCGTTATATTGGTAATCTGTAGAGAATCCTGTAGTAGTTACTGAGGAATCTCCTGAGCCAGTAGTCCCCCCACCAGAATTACCCTTCTTTGGTTTAGGTTTAGGTTTAGGGGTTGGTTTTATCGAGGTTGTAACCTTGCCATGAGTAGCGATATCTATTTGCTTTTGCTTCTCTGCATACTTAGCAGTAACATCTTTTGTTAGTTTTTCACGGTTTGCATAAAGGGGTTTTAAGGCTGTTTCCCAAACATTGATTTGATTATCTAAATCGTCTATGTGCAACTGCTCATTATGTGTTGGGTTTGGGTGCGCTTTTACATAGGCAATGTAACTAGCCTTGGCTTCCGATAGTCCTTGTTCATTAAAAGATATACTAACAGTTGTGGCTGATATAGCGGTCTTTTCTCTTTCCATCGCAGCGCCTAGTTCTTTTGCTTTTTTTGCAGCATTCTTTTTAGTAGAAATTAATTCTTGAGAAGTTTTATCTTTTGCTCGTGAAGCAGCCGCTTGTTTTTTTGCTGCGATATAGTCTGCTTGAGTAGTCATTATGAGGCTCCCATCGTAGAGATATCATGTGTATTATTGATAAGGCTTTGAATTTTTTTGGCAACACGCATTAACTCAGCGTCGTTTCCAGTCTGAAGAGTAATAGGGATATTAAAATTGTTTACTACAGAACCCGCAGCGGAGCCACTGAGTCCTGCGCCACCATACCCCGATGTTCCACCACCTTGTGCAGAAGTATCTAAAAACTTTTTGTAAGAACCATTGGTGTAAGCAGACCAAGGACCCCAATTAGTTCCACCATGAGACATGGTGTAAGCAACTTTGGCATTAGTTGCAGGGTCAAGAAGATCTTTGTTACTAGAAAGACCAAACGTTTTACGTCTATCTGGACCTAATTTACCAAGCATGTTAATTTGAAATAGGCCATAAGACTGATCACCAGTTTGAGTGTTTCCATTATAAGCGTCTGCTCGTCCACCAGACTCAGCCTTTGCAACAGCATAAGCGGTTGCTAATCCTTGCCCACTAAACCCTGCTTGTGTTAACACAGATATTAAATTTGAATCTGCATTTGCTGGAAGAGTTCCACTTGAACTTGCCCCTGCTCCTGAACTTGCCCCATATGTGGGAAGGGGTGTTGAAGCATTAAGAAGAGCAGTTGTATTCCCACTGCCAAGTGCTGATGACAAAAGACCACCAGAACTAACTGAAGCAGGGTTTACAGGATTATTTTTTCCCTTACGTACTTCGTAGTGTAGGTGTGGACCAGAAGCGTTACCTGTTTGTCCTGATTTACCAATTGTTTGACCTGCAGTAATGGAGTCACCAACTTTTACACTTTCTGCACTTAAGTGAGCGTAGAGTGTTTGATAGCCACTTTCTGAGTTTTCAATAAGAATTGACTTACCATAGTCTGCATTTAGATCTACTTGAATTACTTTACCGCTCATAGTTGCAGTAACAGGAGTTCCAACTTTCATTGCATAATCAACACCTGTGTGCTTACCGTTAGTTCCAGCCCACGCACTTCCATCAGTTGCGCCGTAACCTGCAGTAATTGCTGATCCTGAAGCGGCTGCAATGGGTGCTCCTCCACCCTTTACGCCAAAGGCAGCACCGTATCCTGAAGTACCGCCGCCACCTGTGGCTTTTGATATTGCTGTTGCAAAATCTGATACGGCACTTGCAAAAATAGGTGCCGCATCTGCAAGTCCTTGACCAATATTTGATCCCATAACACCGCTGGTAAAGCCTTTAACAGCCCCCAAAACAGGCGCTACTGTCTCCATAAGTTTGTTTAATGCAACAACTGTGCTTGTTGCTGCTTGGAACCCTGCAACCATTCCACCCGTTGCAGACTGCATTAAATCAGTTTGTGAAGCGTTCATTGCTCCAGTAGCATTTAATACTGAGTTTTTGTTATTAGCGCCACCGTATGAGGTATTCCCTTGGTTTACTTCTCCAGATCCACCTTGAACTTGGTTACGCATAGACGCAACAATCATGTCTTGGGTAGTTTGATCTAAACCAGATGCTTTTAAGTTTGCCCCCAACGCACCCATCTGTAAAGAGTTGTTAATGTCTTGAACGGTTATGTCTTTACGACCGCCCGTCATACGATTCATTAAGTCTTTAGAAATATCGGCAATAGAACGTTGAGTACCTGTTTTTGCATCGTATGTGCTAATACCTAAACCGTACATTTGTGCGCTAGTTGCGCCTGAATGAAGTCCCGCAATTGCAGCGGCAGCAGCGCCGTTATCAATTCCTAAATTCTTATATGCCCCGCCAACTTCACCCATTGCAGAAAGGTAATTTTTACTTCCTGCGGTGTAGCCACTGGAGGACAAGATGTTTGCAGCAATAACGTCGCCGCCCACACTTGAGAGTCCGTTGCCCATAGCCTTAAGGCTTGCTCTTTCAATATTTCCTCGGTTTGCATTACGTCCTGCAGTAAGTGACGCTTGATAATAGACAATGTCACGTTGAAGAGTTAAGCCAGTATCTGGCATAGCACCAAACGCAGCGACTGCTCCTCCAGCAATCATCTTGGCAGCGCCCATTGTTGTGTAGGTTGCTACACCTGCTTCAGCGCTTCCTGTAAGCCAGTTAAAAATACCAAGTCCACCGCCACCAGTGCTCTTTGAATCAACCGTGCCCATAGCATCTGCAAAAGCAACAGCATTTGCATCTCCACGATAACGACCGCCACTCATAGACATTCCCGCAGAGGAGAAGTTGCCCATAGAGTTGTTTAAGAAGTTACCTTGTTGTTGATTACCAGGTTGATAAGAAAACGACGCTTGTGTAGGCATTTGCATACGAGCAGCATTACCAAGTCCAAGTTGTCCACCTTGGGTATTAATCATACCCTTCACGTCTGTGATGGTAGAACCTGCAACGCCTTTTACTCTAGAAACAGCGTCGTAAAGTTCATTGACTTTTTGAGTTAAAGAATCAACGGCAGAGGAAAGTGATTGAATATTACTTAATTCATCAGCCACCGTTTCTCCTTCTGTTTTGGAACTTGGCTATCTCTATCCAGTTCGTTCGTTCTCTTTTTGTTAATAACTTTATGTCTGTTATTGACCAACCTAAGTACTCGGAAGTCAATATTGCCCATTCTGAAACTAGGTCCAAATAGGGTGTTGTGTTAAAAGCGAAACAAAGTCCCGAAATTAACGGGAACTAGTACCTCTCCTTCGCACTCAGGGCAAGTGATAACTACGTCATCAAACTTTGGCCCTACAACACGTTTTGTAATTTCCGAACTAATCAACTTACGATCCACCATTCCAAGTTGTTGAACTTGGATCTTGCTGAGTACTGGTGACCCGTTGATCTTTAAGATGGTTCCTTCAAGAAGAATTGTGTTTAATTCTGCTGAAGTCTTATCTTGGTTTAATAGAAGTTCTTTTTGTGTGATACCTGTAGGAAGTTGAACGGTGTACTCATTCTTTTTTCCTTTTACGGTAAAAACTCGGTCGTTTATTGGATCAGTCAAAATTGTTGTTTTAATGTCTTCGTCTAGATCAATAGCCACATCTTTAACTTCATCGCAGCCAGGGCAATAAGCCTTAAGTTCTGCGATCTTGCCAAAAGTTGTTTTGATGATACCTAAGATAAGTGCGTCTCTGTCCCCAGAAAGCAAGTTATCTAGAAGGGCATCATCTGCCTTTTGATCTCCAATCTTTACTGTTCCTCGTTGAAGAACGGTAAGGATTGCTCGTCCTACATTAGATGCACGAGCAATTGCTTCTTCGTCATTGCCATTAAGTTCTCTTACCTCGGCTTGATTGACGACCTCCCCAGCGGTTGTTAAATAACCGCCAGGAAGAGTCACCAATGTATCCATAGGAAAAAGGATATTAACGTCGCCTTCTGGTTCCTTTGTAGAAACCAAGGCTTTGTTGATCAGATCGTTTGCCAATGCGGGATTAGCCGCTGCTGAAATTGTATTCGTCATTTTTTTCCTTTGTTAGATTATGCGCCTAAGTTTGTTGTACTTGCACTTGTACTAATGCTGGTGGCATCGCCCCAAGCAATATTGAAGCCCTCATGTACAAGTGTCATTTGCTCTACAAGTAGGGCATTGTCACCTGCGTTGAGGTCTGAGTATGCAACAGCAGTAGGCCATGCGTTGTACACACGGAACTGCATTGCTACGACATCGGTTGATGCTGTTGTAGCAGTAGGTGCTCCAGCCACAGCGCTTTGAGCGACTGCATCTTCAGAACCTGCTGCAGGAATTGGGTGAGCAAGAACCTTGATGTCAATATTGCAACGGAAGTTCTTGTCAACGCCACGGGTAGATCCGCCGCCGCCAACTGTAGCAAACATGTTACGCATCCACTCCCAGTTACGGTTAGTTCCAAGCATTACACCACGTTGAAGAGTCAACGGTGTAAATGTTGTTTGACCAGGGATCTGGTGAACAGTGGTGTTGTAACCGCCTTCACGGTAAGGAATAGAGTCAGTTGCAACTGACAATCCTGATACCGAGGTGAACCCCATTGTTGCGCTAGACAAAGCCGACATTGTGGTGTTGGCTGAGTCTAGAGGTGTAAACGTAACCAAGAATCTAAAGTTACGTAATGGATCGGTCGTTAAGTTCGAACGATTATTGATGATAGTTGCCATCGATTATCTCCTTCTGGGTTAGTTCAGCGTCTTTTGGCTGAGGTCAATGACGATGAATTCAGCAGGATACTCAAGAGCAACTCCTACTTGAATATGGACTTCACCATTAGCGATTGTTGATGGTGTGTTGTTCTGGCTGTCTACTTTTACAAAGTATGCAGCAGCAGGTGTTGCACCACGAAGACCACCTTGGTTACGATAATCATTCAAGAATGTTGAGATGACGGCGTTGAGACGATCCCAAAGACGTTCATCATTATTCTCAAAGATTGCAAACTCTGTGATGTCCTTTAAGCGTTGCTTGATATAAATCAAAGAACGACGCATGTTGACATACTTGTTTGCTGTTCCATCTTGTAGCAATGTACGGGCGCCCATTACAACGACACCAGCACCAGGTACTTGACGAATTGGATTTACAGGAGATGTGCTTGAGTTCATAGAATCAAGATCGTCAGATGTAAACGCTGTTTCTGTTGCAACTACTCCTACAACAGGAGAGTTTAATCCTGCTGGAGCCTTCCATACGCCAGAGCCAATACGAGAGTCATTTGCAAGGTAAAGACCTGCAACTGAACCTGATGGGCCAATCTTGCGAAGGGAAGTGGAACTACGACCGACTGGATCAGCAATGTAGATACTTGGATGGTAAACAGCAGCGTTGCTGGTATCTGTAAGTGACCCAGCAAAAGATATTGCTTGAGCCACTGTTTGATTTGCTGGTGTGTCTACAACAACAAAGCCACCGTTATTAGTTCCCCATGAAGATGCAGCATCAATAACTGACACGATATCTGAACCAAGAGCATGAACTGCTGGCAAGAAAAACACCAATGGACGGTTTACTGTTGCAAATTCAGCAAATACTGAAGATCCACCCTTATATGAGGTGTAATCAGCGGCTACTGGAGTAGTTCCATCAGAACCACTACTAAGTGGATAGTTTGCTGAAACAGGTGTTCCAGAAGCACTGTCGCTAATGATAATATTTGGAGAAACAATATTGATTACTGTTTCTGCAAAGTCGCTTGATGTTGGGTCATTAAACACAACGTTTTCATAGCGCTCTACAAGGATGTCATCAGATCCACCAGCGGTTACACGGTGGTTTACGATAGTGTCTGCAACGCCTGCTTCTTTGTACACGGAAAGTGTGTAGGTAGAAGAAACAGACCCTGCTGTAAGAACAGCACGAAGGTTGTTACCATCTGCTCCTGCATTTTTTGCAGTAACAGTAGCAACAGTTGCATCTCCTGATGTAACAATGTTTACAGAAGCCTTATCAGCATCTGTGTGTAGAAGACGCTTTACATAAAGTTCACGTCCTCCGTTTGTAAAGAATGCGCCAACTTGAAAAGTGGCTGGGAATGCGGCGTTGTAGCCACCAAATGCTTGGGTAAACTCATACCATGAGTTAACCTTTGTTACGATCTCTGGACCGTGTGCAAACGGCGCAACAACAGCACCAGCAGCAGCGGCATTATTACCAGCAGCAATCGGTGCAGTTAATAGACGCTCACTGATGTAGACGCCTGGACGACCATAGGCCATGATTTCTCCTAACTAGTTTTGGGTAGGTTCCTTATTGTGCCGTATGAGTGAACGAATCGATAGGAGTAAATGTTGGGTTAGTTCTTCCTCGGACTAAACCACCATTTGTTCCTGTAACGGATACTTGCAACGCTTTGTACATTACGTGGAATGTGGAAGGAGCGATCTCGGATGAGACACGCACCGTTAAAGCGTTTACGAATAAACGCTTTCCTTGTTCTGTAACGTCTCTTTTGGAGATATCAAGAACGTCCAAACGACGCACTGTGTTGTCGTTGGTTTCCAATACGGCAAACCGTAACGGAATCTTGGTGTATAGCAACTGTGCCAAAATCTCACGATCCTGTCGTGGTTGACGAGCATACGTTGTTACCTGATAATCGATGTTTACTGGAATAGGGTAATCAATTTCCCATCCATGAACTGTTGGATCAAAGTCTAATGAAGGTGTCATGTTTGAAGGGTCAGAGATGTATGACGGAGCAACTTTTCCACGCATTGCACGCATGGTGTCTTCAGATATGTCAATCATATCGATGGTGATGTATGGGTAAGTCTGATCACGAAGTTCTTGATCAGGTTGACCAAAGTACACTTTGACTGCACGAGTGGCAACACCAGTTGCATTTGATTTTTGATCAGTAACCACCATATCCTTGAGAAGGTTACGAAGAGCCTCGTCTTCAGAAAGTAAAAAGGTCATTTGAGGCTCCCCATATATTGACCAAGGCGCTTAGTAAAGAAACGTTCAGCCTCACGAGTGCGATTGCCAAAGCGACGAATAGCCGCAGTAGGTTGCATACTTGGAGTGCCATACTCTAGATCAAGAACAGCAGCACGGTGCTCAGGGTGAACGTGGGTAGTAAAGCCTTTGTCTCCATAGGAGACGTGCATTGTGCGAGCAATGTGCTCAGGCCATCCGCTATTGCGGGCTTCTGCACGTAAGTGTGCAGACATAAAACGAGATGTATCGTGGCTGGCTTGCTTTACAGCGGAGTGTATGTGGGCTTGTTTCACTTCTTCTTTACAGCCTTTGCAACAATTTTGCCACCAACATAACCAGCGACTAAACCTGCGACAATTGGTCGTTTGTCTCGTGGGCGAAACCCAAAGACACCCTTCATGAACTCTTCTGCTTCTTTACCGTTCATTTCAGCAGCACGTTCGTACCAAGGCTTCCAAGCCATCATAAACCCCTTTATCGCAACCAGTGGGCACTGTATACGGCAACCGCAGCGGTTGACCGTTACTGACAAGGATAAAGAACTTATTGAGTTTTTGAAGGATTAACTAACATAACTTTAGTTTCCCAATCCTTATTCTTGTGTGTCTTTAACCTATGGCAGTTAGCACACAAGGTTTGGTAATTACTGGGGTCATTATTGGCGTTATTACCGTCAATGTGGTCAACATCTAACTGACATGGGTGCTCAGGTACAAACCCGCATCTGGCACACTGATTTTGCTTGTATGCAATCCAAGGTCTTAATTTTAATCTTTTCTCTCTATGCTTTGCAGGCTGACATCTCCAGTTAACTTGCCCAAGTGAATTTTTTCCTGCAGATATTAAAGGAACAACTCCACAGTAAGAACAATCTGCTGTTCTAGTAGTGGTGTCTATGTTAGATAGTCTGTGAATCCATTTACCCATCTAAAAAGGGTATAAGAAAGCCCCTTTTTACAGGGGCTAAACTTTTACTTCTTTTTCTTCTCTTTCTTGTCTTCCTTCTTATCGGAAGCCTTAATCTTCTTGACTATCTTTTCATCCATCTTCTTGTCTTCTTCTTGGGACTTTGGCTTCTTGTGCTTCTTGTCCATCTTTTCGAACTTAGCCTTTTCGTCCTTATCTAAGCCTTTGATGGTCTTAGCGTCCTGCTCTTTGTCAGACTTCTTGGTGTACTTTGACATTACTTTGCCTTCTTTCGGTGTACTTGCTTGGCTACTTCTGCAGCCTTCTTAGCCTTGAGAGCCTTAAAGTCTGTACCAGTAATCTTGTTCTTATCGCCAGCAACTGCGGCAATCTTCTTTTGCTTTGGGGTAAGGGATTTAGGCATTACTTCTTACCGCCTTTTTTCTTCTTGCAAGCACCCTTGCAATTTGGCTTAGAGCATCCACATCCACATGATTTGCACATTTACTTGCTCGCTTTCTTTTTTGGCTTAGATTTGGCTACGCCCTTAGCAGGAACGCAGTTGGGAACTTTCTTCCCATTCTTCATTTTCATACCTACCTGAGTGTAACCGTCCCAGCACGGATCTGATTTCTTAGCAGCCACAATCCCACGCCCTTAACGACTTGTTGATACGGCTATTTGGATCTTTAGCAGTCTTGGCTGAGGTGTTCTTAGCCTTCATGCCTTGCATACGCTTGCAGAATGCTTTGTGGCGTTTGTTCTTTGGATCCTTGCTAGGAGCCTTGAGGTCAGAACCAGGGTGTGCCTTTTCGTAAGACTTACGTCCTTTTTCGTTGAGGCCACCTTTAGCGTTCTTGCCTTCTTTGCGTGTCCACGCTTCTGTTTTAGCCATTTACTTACCTGTTGTTCTGTGGTATTTCTGGACTGCCTTCACACCCTGTTGGATGTTCTTTGCTCCAGCCTTTTTGGTGAGGTTGATCTTGTCCCAAGGTCCTTTGTTACCAGGATGATCAACAATGATGTCGCCCTTTTTGTTTTTCTTAATAGTATGGATTTCTCCAGCAGCCTTAATCTTTTTTGCCATTATTTTTTAGCCGCCTTACCTGGTTTAGGCATTGTTGGTTTGTTTTCAGCAACATGCTTTTCTTTTAGACGAGCCAATTCTGCCTCGTGCTGCTTTTGCAGTGCCTCTACTTCCAATTTTTGTGCCGTAGATTGACGCTTGTTCATTGCTGCTAGTCCTCCTCCGTTGGGATACGGAACTGGTGCTGGCTTTAACTTAGTAAATGCCATTACTTCTTTTTCTTTGCCTTACGTGCTTCAGATAGGGCGATAGCGACTGCTTGCTTTTTAGACTTTACTGTTGGTCCAGTCTTAGATCCAGAATGAAGTTTGCCTTCTTTGTACTCCTTCATTACTTTCTCTACTTTGCCTTTAGATACAGCCTTCTTTGCAGCCATTGTTACCCTTTCTTATTCAGCGTCTTCTTCGAAGTCTTCGTCCTCAAAGTCATCATCTTCAAATTCTTCATCATCAAATTCTTCTGTTTCAAAACCATCTTCATCGAACTCAGGAATGGTTACGTCGTCAGTCATAGTCATCCTCTCTTAGATCTGCCCAGAGTTGAGCATGGAATCAAAGGTTACTGTAGTTGGCGATCCTCCATCGACTGAATTGCCAATTCCTCCAGGGCTGATACTTCCCTGTGGTGGAGTAGCCGTATCCACATAAGCCTGGAACTGAGGGTCGTTGACCAACTCTTCTGAATTAAGTTGGTTGCAGTCAAGTGTGACGACTGAATAGTTGTTGGCATACCGTCCACGAGGGAGCACACGGGTAGGAACAAATACTTCGCCCTGGAATACGATGCGGTCCTTAATATGGACGTTAGGGCTACCTAGAAGGGCTGGTAGGAGGCGTGTGACATCTTCTACGGCAATGACGAGGCGCAAGGTATCTACGGTGTAGAAGCCTCGTTCGTTCATCACGTTAGTACCACGAAGTTGTTGGGCCATAATGACGGGAACCTCAAAAGGAGCCTTCCAACGGCGACCATAGTTCGTGATCTGAGAAGAAACATCGTAGATGTCGTCTACAACTTCCTCTGGGTGGTCAGCAAAGAACTGGGCATCCCATAAATACCAGTTAACAATAGAGCCTACTGGGTCACGAAGTTCATCGACAATGCCCTCATTGATGGAGAGGTGCTCAAAGTCGATCTTAAATCGTCCCTGTACTTTTGATCCACGCATACGGGAATTGTCCCGCACAGTTACTGAAAAGGAGGGCTATTCTTCCTTGTAGTTAGACCAGAAGAGGTTGTAGTACTCAATATCAAAGTCAAAGCGCTTCATATGCTTGACGAGGGCTCCCGTGTGTGCGTGTACGGGAACTCCAGCAGCCTTAGCCTTACGAAAGAACACAATGTCTTCGCTTACATATTCTCTTCCCAGTCCTTCTTGTTCAGCAAACAAAGACTGGTTAGGGAACTTCTCCCGCATATTCTCTACAACAGATCGGTGCATTAAAACCAACCCAAATCCAGCACAGTCCACTTGGATAAGTTGATTCTCTGGAAGAGGATGAATGTGTTGAATAGTAAACTCATCAATATCATTGAAGATAACAGGAAGTGGGTTCTTGAGAGTTCCTTCATCTTGCTTAGATACAAAATAAATTCCAGATACGATTGGACGAATGACGGGGTTTGCTGCCTCCCATAGAGTCTTCAAAACATCAGCAGTAAGAACAATGTCAGAATCAACCCAAAGGATCCAGTCCGTCTTAAGTTGGTCATACCAACCGTCAATAAGAACCTGACGCTGGCGACCAATTTGGTTACCGTGTACACGTACAGCATTAGTGATGTTGATTCCCAGTTTAGGAGCCTCTAAAGTTGTGTACAAAAGTCCTTGAGTAAATTTTCCGTCTGTTACGCCGTTATCGCACCATGCAATGGTAAGAGTATCTTTTTTTGTTGGCATTACTTGTACTCCTTTGGTTGACGGTATTTGTTTTTATAGGAATCAAAAAATACAGAACGTAAATTTTGAGTAACAGAATTAAGTTTTTTGAGTTCTTTTTCTCCGCCTATTTTCATTCTCCAAGTTTCTCTTTTAAAAGGAATTACTTGAACCATAGGTGTTCCTGCGGGAATAAGGCCTGTAAATTCAGGATCGTTAAACATAAAAGGAAAATTAACTGGAGCAGTGTAACTATCAGTGTCTACAACCCCAGGTAACACTTTAAAAAACTCATTAGGGTGGTGTAAAGGAGCAACAAATAGGCAAGAGTACCCTTTAGGAGTAGCAATTCCCCAAGGATTGATCCATTTTGGGTATTGAACAGTTTTGTCTGTTTTACCTGGAAGATGTGGTGCTTGCTCTACAGGATGAAACCCCAAAACATCTAGACTGGGAGTTTCAATTTTTATACTGCCGTCTTCTAATTTAGATAAATAAAGATCTACATAAGTAGGGATAATATAACCAGAAGTTAAAGCATCAAATACTGGCATGCAACGTTTTATAGTTGCGTTAGTGTGGCCTTGACCATTTGGTTTCTTTTCAATTCCCATATAAGATGAAGTTTTTTTATACCATTCAGGTATAGTTTTAGATGCTGGTTGAGGTTCTCTTCCATCAAGAGCAACACCAAATGTATTGGTAAACGTAATTTGCGCCATATAAGTGTCCTTTGTTAGGCTTTTAGCCTAGCACATTATTATTCTTCTGGTGTAAGGGATACTGGAGGCGTAAAAGACTTGCCATCCCAACTGCTTCCAATGAATACGTATTCTTCATCACCGTACTCGACAGCGATTTTGAAAGTGG